TACAGATGGGTGCATTAGTGTTGAACGAGGACTACGATGCCTCTGAAGGGATCATCTATCGTGATCTGAAGGCGCGTAAGCTGTCCGTTAATGTGATGGAAAAGTATGGCGTTGGCTTTCGTGGTACAGATATCGTCTTCCCGTTCGGTCAGCGTCAGGCAGCAAAAGTCAGAGTTGGTGGTAAGAAGGAGTTTCGTATTGAAGGCGACTGGAAAGGTGCGACAACCTTGTTCGGTCAAGAGAACTTCAGTAACAATGACAAGTACGTCATCGTCTTCGAAGGTGAACTGGATGCAATGGCCGGTCACCAGATGTTGTCTTACAAGACTCCATGTGTGTCTGTCCGCAACGGGGCTCAATCGGCTCTGAAGGACTGTAAAGAAAACTTCGACTGGCTAGACGGCTTCGAGCATGTGATGTTTTGCTTCGATAACGATGAAGCCGGACAAGAAGCACAGCAGAAGTGTGCAGAATTGTTCAGCCATAAAGCTCGAATCATGAAGCACCAGAACAATATGAAGGATGCGTGTGAGTACCTCGAAGAAGGGCGGACTGCTGAGTTCGTGAACATCTTCTGGAGGGCAGAGCGTTGGACTCCCGATGGCATCATCTCAGGCGACTCGTTGTACGATGAGGTGATGAAGCCTTTAGAGAAGGCTGACTGTGATTACCCGTTTGATGGGCTGAACAAGTTGACCTACGGTATCCGTAAGTACGAACTGGTTACCGTCACAGCCGGTTCCGGTCTAGGTAAGTCTCAGTTCCTTCGTGAGATCATCTGGCACATTCTTCAGAACACCAAAGAGAACGTCGGGCTGATGTTCTTGGAGGAGTCTACTCGAAAGACTGGACTGTCTCTCATGTCTCTGTCGGCTAACAAGCCTCTACACTTACCAGACACTCCATCAACACAGGAGGAGAAAGATGAAGCATTTAAGCATACCCTTGGTACTGGTCGCGTCTTCATGTTTGACCACTTCGGTAGTTCCGATGTGGATAACATTGTTAATCGTGTCCGTTACCTTGCTAAGGTTGTAGGCTGTAACTACATCTTCGTTGACCACATCTCGATCATCGTATCTGCTCAGTCGAATGGTGACGAGCGTAGAGCCATTGACGAGATCATGACAAAGCTTCGTATGCTTGTTCAAGAAACAGGCATTGCGTTGATCGTCGTATCTCACCTCAAACGTCCTGAATCAAAAGGTCACGAGGAAGGGGCAGCAACAAGCCTTGCTCAACTACGAGGCTCTGGAGCTATCGCCCAGTTGTCTGATATGGTGCTAGGACTTGAGCGCAATGGCCAGGCGGACGACGAAACTGAACGAAATACTACCCGTGTCCGTGTTCTAAAGAACCGTTTCGCAGGTATTACAGGAAAGGCGTGTGCGTTACTGTACAGCCTTACAACCGGTCGTATGACCGAAGTAGATGAGGAGGCATTATGAGCCAGTCATATAAGCAATGCGTAACATGTCATCAATATAAAGAAGTATCCAACTTTGCAACGCATCAACATACTAAACAAGGTATCCAGTCCTCGTGTAAGGTGTGTAAGAGTATTGTCGCTACAAATTGGACGACCAACAAAAGATTTGAGGGTTACAAAGATCAATCTAAAGTTGGATCAGTTTATATTTTAGCTAATGAATCTCACGCAGGATGGTATCGCCTTGGACAGGCTACTTCTGGGATGCGGAATCGACTGAGCGTTCATCGCTCATCAACACCTGTGCCAGAAACTGTGTACTTTCTTCGGGAGTTCGAGACGAACTACTCGAAGCACATCGAAGCCGTTCTGATTAGTATCCTTGACACGCATCCGGCTACTAAAGACAGACGTAATGATTGGTTCAAAATTGACAGAGGCATTATACTTAACCTGTTTGAAGAGGTAACGCAGAATGAAGAAGCTAGTCTTAGACATCGAAACGAACAGCCAAGCCAATCACATTTGGTGTTGTGTAACTGAAGATGTCGATACAGGAGAGGTGATATGTCACACAGAACCACACTCATTAGAGCCTTTGATCGCAGAGTACGACAAAATCATCGGTCACAACCTCATTGGCTTCGATGCTCCGAAGTTGAAAGAGCACTGGAATGTTGGGATCAGGCGCTCACAAGTAGTCGATACGCTGATTATGTCACGCCTTTTGAGTCCCGTGCTCGAAGGAGGACATTCGCTTCGCGCTTGGGGCGTAAGGCTTGGCGGTCAGGGCAAGATTGACTTCGAAGACTATGATGGTGGCCTAACTGAAGAGATGATTACCTATTGTAAGCAGGACGTACATCTTACTGTGCGTCTATACAACCACTTGAACGAACACTTTGCGAGGTGGAGAGATGCTGAAACGTCTATTGCGTTGGAGCATAATGTTGCCATTGAATGTCATAAACAAGAGCGATCCGGTTTTAAACTGGATATACCTAAAGCTCAGGTGTTACACGCTACTGTTATGGATCGAATGTCGGCTATTGAAGATCAGATGCAAGCAATCTTCCCGCCGATTGTCGAAGAGCGTTGGTCTGAGAAGACCGGCAAACGACTGAAGGACAAGGTAACTGACTTCAATGTTGGTAGTCGTAAGCAGATCGCAGAACGGCTGCAATCTCTTGGATGGAAGCCTGAGAAGTTTACAGAGACTGGTCAGCCCATCGTAGACGAGACTACACTTGAAGATGTAGACATCAAGGAAGCGAAGGTCATCGCAGAGTTCCTAATGCTCCAGAAACGTGCAGGACTCCTTGCATCCTGGCTGAAAGAGGTAGGCGAAGACGGTCGTATACACGGTCGCATCAATACTCTAGGGACAATTACAGGACGTATGTCACACAACCGACCCAACTTAGGGCAAGTGCCTTCGGTTAACAAACCGTTTGGTAAAGAGTGTCGTGAGTTGTTTATTGTCGAAGACGGTAACGTGCTATGCGGAATCGACCTTTCTGGGATCGAACTTCGCTGTTTAGCACACTACATGCAAGACGACGACTGGACTGAGGAGTTACTCAATGGCGACATCCATACGAAGAATGCGGAAGCGGCAGGCATCGACCGCCCGAAGGCGAAGACAATGGTATACGCAACGCTCTACGGATGTGGCATCGGAAAACTCGCAACCATCCTCGACTGTTCCGACAAAGAAGCCAGAGTAGTTCTTAATAACTTTTATAAGAACACACCGAAACTTCGTGATTTGCTTGAGAAAGTTAAACGCATTGCATCGAAGGGCTACGTCCCATCACTCACTGGCGGACGTATTCAAGTACGCTCTGAGCACTCAGCATTGAACACATTACTGCAAGGGTGTGGAGCTACGATAGCTAAACAGTGGTGCGTCACTGCCCACAAGAACCTACGGTATGCGAAGATCCCTGCTAAGCAGGTCGCTATCGTACACGACGAAATCCAGATCGAAGTGCCTAAACAGTACGCTGAACAGGTTGCAGAGATCATGGTTGCATCTGCGAAAGAAGCAGGTGAGATCCTCGACTTCCGTGTCCCTGTGGATGCTGAAGCGAAGATCGGACTGAACTGGTACGAGACGCATTAAGCGTTACAAAGTACTGGTATAATAGTTGTATCTCATAAACGAGCAGAAGGAGAATGAGATGGATCGAGTAAAGATTAAAGCGGACATCATGTGGGCTTACCTTGACCGTATGAATGACATGTCACAGAAGTATCAGGTAGACCTGTGTAACCTCTCAGATGCTGCAGTATCAGCACTCGAAGGTATGGGTATCCGTGTTGCCCAGAAGGAAGGCAAAGGTTACTACATCACTTGTAAGTCTAAGAACGAGATTCGTGCTTACGGCTCAGACGGTGATGAGATCGAAGGTAAGATCGTAGGCAACGGCTCTAAAGCTGTAGCTTTGATTGAGCCTTACGCATGGACTTGGAAGAACAAAGAAGGCGTTTCTGCTTCTTTGAAGAAACTCGTCATTACTGATCTACAGAAGTATGAATCCGATGTAGAACAGGTCGCCATCCAAGAAGACGACGACGAGATTCTGTAGTGGATAAAGCGATCATCGACGCAGATATCTTAGTCTATCGCATCGGTTTTGCGACAGAATCGGAAGATCAAGGGGTTGCCATGCGAACTGTCGCTGGCTTCCTCGAAGACTTGATTATGTTTGATCTACCGTACTGTGATAGTTGGTCGCTTCACTTAACAGGAACAAACAACTTTCGACATGAGTATGCAGTAACAAGACCGTACAAAGGTAATCGCAAGGGCAACAAGAAGCCTACGCACTACGAAGCGATTCGTAAGTACCTCGCACTGTCTTGGGATGCAACAATCTGGGATGGTATTGAAGCCGACGACGCTGTAGCTATTGAGGCTACAGAGTTGGGAGAGAACGGAATCATCGTCTCACTTGATAAAGATTTAAACCAAGTTCCAGGATGGCACTTTAACTTTGTCAAGGGTGGGCTTTACTACCTCACACCAGAGGAATCGATGTTCCTCTTCTACAAGCAATTCCTGACTGGAGATGCTGTAGATAACATTCAAGGCGCTTGGCGTATCGGAGAGAAAAAGGCGACAGCCCTCCTCGAAGGTAAATCAGAGTTGGAGATGTGGGACATCATTGTTGATAAGTTGGGATACGAACGCGCTGTAGAGAATGGACATCTGCTGTATATGCTTCGCAGTCTGGGTGATAAGTTTACTCCACCAACGGAGAGAATAGATGAAAACTCAGTCAGCAAAAGCTAAAGGCAGAAAACTACAGCAAGTTGTTCGTGATGGCGTTCTAGAGCGATTCCCGTCGCTTGAGCCAGACGACGTTAGGAGCACATCGATGGGTGCAGGAGGCGAGGATGTCCAACTTAGTCCTGCAGCCCGTCAGCTCTTTCCTTATCAAGTGGAGTGTAAGTCATTGGCGAGCATCGCTGTGTACAAACACTATGAACAAGCTACTGGACACAACGACTATGAGCCGTTGCTAGTAATTAAACAGAATCGTTCGAAGCCTCTCGCAGTAGTAGACCTCGAACACTTCTTAGACCTTATAAGGAGAGTACAATGAGTGTTAGTGTAAACGAAGTAATGCAGATCGTTCGAGTAACATCAGCAATTGTATCGGAGCTTGGATTAAATCAAACAGGCGTTCGTTGTGACGGTCGTAATGTAGGTTTCGACTACTCAGGAAAACAGTCGTCTACGGTTCCTGTGCTCTTTAGCCTTGATAAAGAAGCACTGATGTATGACGAGGATGCACTCTCTATTAAACAAATTCACACATTGATTGGGATAGCTGTAGAGCTAGAACTAAACTATGGTGAGCACGAAAAGTTTTTAAAGGCGGTGTGATATGGACTTCTTCGACGAAGAAAACAAGATGCGTGTTAACTTCAGTATCAGTAACTATGATAAGGAAATTAGTTTGACGAACGTCTACGATGACGACACAACATGGGGTGAAGTCTTGAGTGACATTACCGCAGCGTTAGAGGCTTCGTTTGGCTACTCGTTCAATCTCCCGCATGGGAACAACCCAGAAATCAACATGGGTATCTATGTTCCTGAACGTGAGCCCGAACCGATCACAACTATTAAGGACTTGTTAGATGACTGACTTGACTGAGATGGCTCGACAGCACCAGATCGGAGGTGCTCATTATGTCGATAAAGCTATTCAGCCTTGGGACTTTATGAAGTCTGTGATGTCTGAAGAGCAATTTGAGGGTTACCTTCGTGGTAACGTCATCAAGTACTTGGCTAGGTATCCTGACAAAGGCGGTCAAGTGGATCTCGAAAAGGCTCGTCATTATCTTGACAAGCTCATCGAAGTCGTGTAGAATAGATAGGTTGCGCTGATGACTTTAAACGAACTCAAAGAGAAGCTAGCGCAGTTGGATGAGGTCACTCTAGTGGAAACATTAGAGCTGACTTCTGAAGATATAGTTAATCGCTGTAGCGACCTTATCGAACAACAATTTGAAGCACTGGAGATACAATTCGATGAAGACACACCTTGGGATAACGATCAGTGAAGACAGGGATGATCGCCTTAGTGAGCAAGCTCTTAAACTCATGCAGGACTATTACATGCTTGAGAGCGAAGACAGCCCTCAACAAGCCTTTGCACGAGCTTCGGTGGCATATTGTGAGGGTGACCTTGACTTTGCACAACGTATTTATGACTACGCTAGTAAAGGTTGGTTCATGTTTGCGTCGCCTGTGCTCTCAAATGCCCCAGAACCGAACGGAAAAGGTAGTGGTCTTCCTATTAGTTGTTTCCTTACTTACGTTGGCGATACCCTTGATAGCCTTATTGAACACAATGCTGAAGTAGCGTGGTTGTCAGTAAAAGGCGGGGGTGTCGGAGGCCATTGGTCGCACGTTCGAGGAATTTCAGAGAAGGCACCTGGGCCGATCCCTTTTATGAAGGTGGTCGACAGCCAGATGACAGCTTACAAACAAGGCAAGACTCGGAAAGGCTCATACGCCGCATACTTAGATGTGTCTCACCCAGACATTGAAGAGTTCATCGGAATCAAACTTCCTACAGGTGGGGACGCTAATCGAAAGTGTTTTAACCTGTTCAACGCAGTAAACATTACAGACGATTTTATGGAGGCTGTAAAAAATGGATCAGAATGGAATCTCATCGACCCAGATGAAGGACTTGTTAGAAGTACAATCAAAGCTCGCGACTTATGGCAACGAATCCTTGAAGCTCGCTTTAGAACTGGATCGCCTTATGTCAACTTCATCGACACTGCCAATCGAAACCTTCCAGAGCATCAAAAGCGCCTTGGACTCAGGATTATGGGCAGTAACCTCTGTAACGAAATCCATCTCGCAACTGACGAGTCTCGTACAGCAGTCTGCTGCCTTAGCTCCGTCAACCTCGAAAAGTACCACGAGTGGAAATCCAGCGGAATGGTATCAGACCTTATCAGACTCCTCGATAACGTCTTGGAAGACTTTATTCGAAGAGCACCAGAAGCACTTAGAAAAGCAGTGTACTCAGCTATGCGAGAACGCTCAATCGGTCTTGGAGCAATGGGTTTCCACGGACTTCTCCAAAGGGAAGGAATAGCATGGGAGTCTTGGCAGGCAGCATCTCTGAACTTTCAAGTCTTCAAAGAGATAAAGGATCAAGCAGTTGAAGCATCTTATCAATTGGCTTCGGAGAGAGGCGAAGCTCCCGATATGGCAGGTTCTGGTCTTCGCAACGCTCATCTCCTTGCTATTGCCCCTAACGCTAACAGCTCTATTCTATGTGGGTGCTCTCCTAGCATCGAGCCTTTAAAAGCAAACATCTTTACACATCGTACACGAGCAGGGGCTCATGTCGTTAAAAACAAGTTTCTTGAACAAGTACTACAACGACACGGACAAGATAATGAGAAGGTTTGGAAAAGCATACTTGAGAGCGAAGGCTCTGTACAGCACTTGGAGTTCCTATCCGATGACGAGAGGAATACTTTTAAGACAGCGTTTGAACTTGACCAAACATGGGTCGTGGAACATGCGAGTAAACGACAAGAGTTCATCTGCCAAGGACAATCCGTTAACCTGTTCTTCGCTTCAGGCACGGATAAGGCTGTTGTCAATCAGGTACATCTCAAGGCATGGAAGGAAGGTCTTAAAGGACTATACTATCTCCGCACGACTGCTGGTGTTACAGCAGAGAAGGTTGGCACTAAAGTAGACCGTAATGCGCTGAAGGACTTTGAAGACGATGAAGGCTGTGTAAGCTGTCAGGGATAACATAGTGTCTAAGTTGTAGCTTTTAAGCTACAAATGGATATCATAGTATTCCTATGTAAAGGAGAACACATGAACGAGAAAACAACGAACCTACTGAAGCGTCTTGATCTAATCAAGGACAGCGACCCGTTTAACAGACGGATACTGAATGACTGCTTCACAGAGATTCAACTCTTACGAGTAGAGATCGATAGACTCAAACAAATGAACACACAATTAAATATAATGGTGACACAACTGGAGAGTGGAGAATATGAGCGTTCTTGAACAGAGCACAACTTACAAGCCTTTTAAGTACCCGTGGGCTGTAGACTATGCAGTCTCGCATGAGAAGTTACACTGGGGAGAGTGGGAAGCGAAGCTACAAGACGATGTAGCTCAGTGGAAGTCTGATAAGCTGACATCGGTTGAGAAGAACCACATCACTCAGATACTACGTCTGTTCACACAGAGCGACGTAGCTGTCGGTACGAACTACCTGGAGTCCTACATTCCGAAGTTCAAGAACAACGAGATTCGTGCGATGCTTACTTCGTTCGCTAACCGTGAATTCGTCCATCAACGTAGCTATGCACTTCTTAACGACACGCTGGGATTACCCGAAGAGGAGTACTCAGCCTTCTTAGAATACAAGCAAATGGCTGCAAAACTGGAGTTCATGTCCGATATTGACACGAATAGCTTGTCAGGGACTGCACTGGCTGTAGCGCGCTCTGCAATCAATGAAGGCATGAGCCTCTTCTCAGCCTTCGTAATGCTCATCAACTACTCTCGCTTCGGTAAGATGCGAGGCATGTCAGAGATTGTTCAGTGGTCTATTCGTGACGAGTCGATGCACTGCGAAGGTATGACAAAACTCTTTAGGACTTTCTGTGATGAACATCCACGAATCGTCAACGACGACTTCAAATCAGACATCTATAAGATGGTACGTCAGGCGGTCAAGCTTGAAGATAAGGTTATTGATCTGGCGTATGAGATGGGAGCTGTGGAGGGCTTGGAATCGACCGAAGTTAAACAGTATATCCGATTCATTGCTGACCGAAGACTTACACAGCTTGGTCTTAAACCGAACTACAAGGTTGAAGAGAACCCTCTACCGTGGCTTGAGCCTCTTACTGCTAGTAGTAGCTTTGATAACTTCTTTGAGACTGTTGTAACTGAGTACAACGCATCAGGACTAGATGGAGATGATTGGGGATGGTAACTATGCGATTCCATCATGTGTTTGGCTTATCAGCCGAAACAGTTGAAGGACAGCCTGTATTAGGCTTTAGGGAAGATATAGATGAAGCGGATGTATATTTCTTCGATGGCTACGTCATCAACATCCCCTTCTTTAAAATTATGATTGGGGATGTCTATGGCATCTTTGAAGACTGAATAGCCTCTCCAGTGGCTGTGTTGCCCCCGTCAGGGGGCTTTTTTATGCTACTGGTTTTCTAGCTCTGCGAGTTGACGTTCGATGTCTGCAATCTCTGCGTTAGTCTGATCGACTGCTTGATCCGCTGCATACTGAGATTGCTGTGCATCGGCCTCAGAAGCTTTCGCAACACTTATAGCTGAAAACATTCCTACAATTTCACTTGTTAGTGTCTCTACTTGCTTGTCGTTTCCACGCACAACAGCAGAGTTCAAAGCCTTCATACGCCCTAGCATCTTATTAGCCAACTTAGGATCTGTGACCACTTTAGCTAAGTAGTTCGGAGTAATGAAAGTTAAGATATCTGTGGCTCTTCGTGTGAGCGACCGATTAATATCAAAGACTGACTTAGCTGCACCAACCTGCCCAGCCGCGACAGCTAGCGCCAACTGACCTGACGCACCGCGAGACAGAACCTCAGCTTCCTTCGAAAGCATCATCAAATCGTCAATCTCTGACTTCGAAAACAACACCTTCAATGTATCGTGCATCTTAGGGTCGGTTAATGCTTCAGAGAAGTTATTAATATGAGCAAACGGATCGAAGTTCTTATTAAAGCCTCCAAATGGGGCTCTTAAATGTTGCGCTAAGAAACCAGACTTCAAAGAGCCCATAAAGTCTTTGTCAGATCCTTTGACGCCCATTGCCTTGATCTGGTTAACCAACGCCTTGAACATCTTAGGCTCAGTGACATTACCAACTTTAGCAAGAAACTCACCGGCCATCTCAGGCTTGTTTAGAGCTGCTAGCGTGTTTGCAGTCTCTGAGTAAAGTATATTAGCACTCTTGTGATAGTCTGATGTAATCTTCTGGTACTCTTTGAAGAGTCTTGGATTGTCAGCATTCGAAGCGCCTGCTCGCATTGCAGTTTGTACTTCTCGCTTTAGCTCCAACAGATCTTTAATAATAGGCTTCTTAGGATTGGCCGCATCAAACAAATCATCGATCTTCCGATTGATCTGTTTAAGAACCGCGTGAGCTTGTGCAAATGTTGGCTGTGGAGACATGTTTAAGATATCTTCACGCAACGACTTTAAACTTGCGTCACCTAAAAACTTTAAGCGCGTGACGCCTCGCTCTTGAGCAGCTTTTGAAATAATCGTAGCAGATACTTCACTGTTCCCAGCTTGACGGGTAAGTGCCTGTAAGCGACGGAAACTAATAGGTACGTTCTTACCTAGCTTGTCAAGTTCTGCATATCGCATGGAGAAGTTCAAAGATGATGCGGTTCGTGCAGTCTTCAAAGTTTCTTGAATAGCCTTACCAAACCCTTCACGCCCCATCTTACCGAAGCCCTGTACAGCCTCTCCGATACGTCCTCTCAGGTACGTTGCAATGCCTGCAGCGTTAGCCTCCATCATAGAGTTACCTTTCAAGGAAGCTGCCGCTACGTTCTCGATTGAAGCTGCTACTGTATTCGTTGGATCAATTTGTGAAGGCATCATAGTCGACTTGACCTTCTGCAACCCATCTTGAATCCTAGTGTATAAAGCAACTTCTTCTGCATCCAACGCAGATTCTTTGATAAACTGCGTAATACCTAGACGCTTATCATCGACAGCGTTTTTAATAGCTCCACCACCTGACTTAACTAGCGGTGCAGTCGTTTCTACAATTTTATTGAGGACTTTACCGCCTCCGACAGCGACAACAGTTTCGTATGCCCCATCAGTCACTACATCTAACGCTTGATTGAACACCATAGACGTAATATCTTCAGTACTCCGATCTTCAGCGTTAGACAGATCTTCACCAAACAAACTGTTTTCAACAGACTTAATAGTATCGCGTAGCTGAGCCCCGAGTGTACCCATTGCAACCATGTTTAAACCAGTTGACACAGTTGCTGTTGCAGGATTCGAAGCGACTGCAAGAGTCCCTAGAGTTGGAAGCAAGTCTACAAAGGAAGACTTCCACCGCTGTAAATTTGTCCAGTAGTCTAAGTCACCGTATCCTAACTCTTGGGGCTGATCGTATGAGATTGTTTCTCCCTGAGTAGCTGCATTCAACGCTTCGGTGTCAATACTTGGCGAAGCAGGTTGCGGGGTCGGTACAGTCTCTGTAGGCTCTGGAGCTGCTGTAGGAGTAGTAGGCGCGGGAGGCTCTACTAAAGCCTGTTCAGTTGTAGGACGGGCTACAGTCTCTTGAGGTGTTTGCGTCGGAGGAGGAGACTTTCGAAGTACATCTGCAATCTCATCTTTAGACATGGAAGCAGGAAACTTTAAAATTTGATTACCTACTTTGACTTCTTGCATTTCTGCCATTGTTATCTCCAAGATTGCGTTTCGACGTCCCACTCAAGGGTTGTAGAAGTTTGCGTTGCTTTCTGACCTTGCTCTTGAACTTCTGCAAACCGTTTTTTCGCTTCTTGTTTAGCTTTCTTACTACGAAGCTTTGCAAGCAGTAAATACTTTCGAATGGTTGCAACGTGTTTCTTAAACTGAGCTTCACTAATATTAGTTGACAAAGCATTTGCTGCTTTCGTTGCTGTTTCACCTTCTTTGTCAGATAGAGCGCCCATCCCTTGTAGGTTTTTAATTTCTACCAAGAATGTTTGAGCTTTAGACTGCTCAAGTTCACTTTCAAAGTCAGAAGCATCTGTACCACCAACAGTAGGAAAATTACCTTGCCATCCTACGGCTTTTGAATATCCTGGGTGGGCTTCAAGACTCGCGAGTGTGTTTAATTGTTTATCCACTGATGCTTCAGACGTCATAGCATTAGCTTCAAGTTCTGCGGCGGTTTCGCCAATAATCTTACCTTCGGCTTTAGCGGCTTCTTGAGCTTTAATCACATCAGGTTCTTCGCCTGGCTTTAACTTAACATCCGCAACCTTCACAGTACTGCCATCTGGCTGAACTTCGTAAATTGCCTTACCATCATTAATTATCTTACTAGCTCTCTTCAGTGCTAAGTATCGACCTTGCTCCGCTTGTGGCAATTTAGAATAGTACTTCCACTCTGCAACAGCTTTGGGATCATCCGCCGATGAAATATAGTCCCTTGCGTTCTCTAAAGCAGTATTACCGGCTTCGAAGTGTCCTTCTTCCATTAAAGCCTTCCCGAGATTGTTGTAATACTCAAAAGGTTTAGTTGGATCGAACTTAACAGCCATAGTAATAGCACGAATTGATTCAGAGTCTTCTTTGGTCTTTGCGTTTGTCTCGCTTTCCCACAAGAACCGTACTTTTTCACGGCGATCTGCAGCAACAGCTCTAGCTTCTTGACTAGATTCAGTCTCAAGAGCTTTACCACGTTCAAACATAGCCATTGACGCCTTTGTCAGTCCTGACTTGCTTAACGCTTCTGATGCGGCATAGTAAGATTGCGGATCAGTCTGGTCAATATTTTTAAAGATCTCTTGAGCATTCTCAGCTTGTTTCTCTTCTTCTGTTTTTAACCCAGCTCTTTGTGCAATACCTTCCGCGAGTAAACCTCCTAAGACATTTCCGCCACCTGCGACTTGACCTAGTAATTGAGACATCGAGCCACCACCCATACTCAGGGCTTGCTGTTGTTTCATAAGGTCTTGTACACGACCGGCTCTAATATCAGCAGGATTCTTAAACAATCCAGAGTAATCCATTGCCATGTTACTTCCTTATGAGTTGTACTTCAGGAGACCTAAGCCTAATCCTGAAAGTGTGTTCGAAGTATTCAACCCTGCGGCTAGGTTGGCCTGTGCAGCTCCTAAACCGCCCTGCAAGAGTGCTGATGCTGCGTTAGCACCGGCTGTCGAAGCACGGCCACCAAACTCTGCACCCATTGTCAATGGAGACATACCAAGCTGTTCGACACCAAAACCTTGCTGGAACAGTCCTGTACCACGAGCGATAGCCGCATCCATCTCATTCTGCGCCTGCTGTCTAGCCTGCATAGCCAGTGCTTGATCTGCCATAGCGCGTGATTGACTGACACCAAGTACGTCTGGCTGATACATGCCTGTGCCTACACCAGCACCTGCTCCTTCGCCCGCTAGACGCATACCTAAACGACCTGTGCCAAACATACGGTTACGCATGGCGATGTCTTCAGCGGCTTGCCCTGGAGCTTGTACAGCCTTCATCTCATCATAGTACTGTTGAGTGGCGGCACGAGGGTCTACACCTTCAGGGAGAGCTTGAGCACCTAAGCCCAATAAAGCATCTCGATAAGCCTGTAGTGTAGGATCTAAAACGTATCCTGCTTTCTGTGCTTCTTCATCGAAGAAACCTGTACCAAACCCAGTGGTAACGGTATAGGGCTTGAATTCTGACATTGCAGCCGCAGCTTCAGCGGTACGCTGTTGAGCCTCTGCCGCATCCTGTGCAGCCGAACGAGCTTGGTAGTTACCTAGTAACCCAAGTCCAATCGATGCAACTGTAGGGGTTAACCAACTAGCCATTATGCTGTCCTCTTCCACATGTATACTGTTATGAATGGCATCAAGTTTGTAGCACCTGCTTCTGCAAGTGATGCGACACCTTTCTCGCCACCTGTTTCTAATACGGTGTCAAACTCAGTGTCTGTTGAGTCTAGTCCAACCATGACTTGACCGGCTCCAAAGGCTTCCCAAGTACCGAACCCAAGCAGTGAAGATGGGTTAGTACCACTAGCTGCATTGATATAGACTGAGCCAACTGGATAGCTTTGCCGTAAAGCTGTCTGTACGAACGCTGTAGTAGCGATCTGGGTGGTTGTAGTACCTGACCCTGCTGTAGGCGCTAAAGGCGTACCTGTGAGCGTAGGAGAGTTCGTATCAGCCTTCGTAGCAATTGCTTGCTCGATAGCCTCAAGCTCATCGTCAATCTCTGTACCTTTGACAATCTTTGCCGCGTTACCGGTAGGCAGAGAATCCTTTGATGCAAAGTCTGTAAGTTTAGTGTAGTTAGACATTAGAAAATCCTGCCTTGTTTAACAAAGATGTCCATCTTCTGAATTGATAATGCTGAACCGTCTACAGTGGCTTCGAAGCCTACCTGCAATACTTCACCAGAACCTCCGATAGAGGCACGTTGTGTTTCTGCAAGTGTTCCTGACTCATACTCTGCGATGTTGTACTCAGCCTCTCCATATTCAGAGATAGCCTTAGTAGACAGCTGAGCCGCAAACGACTGATATGAGTCTGTGTAGTCAAAGCCAGCCTTGAGTACAAAGTCTTGACTAGAACCACCAATGACTGTGACAGCTATCCGCTTCAGTATCTTAAACTGTGTTGCGTTACCGAAGTCAAAGTAGGTTGTATAGTACTTTAGACGGTATGCGTTACCGTTGTCTGTGTAGCCACGGTACTGGGCTAATCCGTCAATGTTTGTAAAGAACAGCTCACCGTTAGCAATCATGTTTGTGTGTGTCTGATTATCCCACACCGTTACACGGGCTGAACCGTCTTGTAAGGGTGTACGCATATCAAAACAGTAGATCCGACGAATGGCTGGAAAGTACAGTAGGTAGAAAGCCTCTTCAGCATGATACACTGCACGGATTGCTGAGTTCGTCGAAGCAGAGATCGCTCCTACAATATCATCTCGAACATTCTTAGAGATATCACGCATAGGCTGTGACTTCTCTTGAATAACCCGTCCTAGTGACTGAAGTCCTGTAGACGATAGAAACAAGATATCCGTACCCGTGTTTTGTACGCTGTCACGGGCTATACAGCCAATGCCCTTAATAACTTCGACCATCTGCATGTTTGCAGGACTAAACGAAGTGGAGCTAGACGGATCATCGAAGATAATGATGTTGTCAGAACAGAAGATAATCAAACGACCATTCTGAGCACCGATGGCTGTAATCTCATCGTTACCTGCAACTAGTATACTTGAGATGTCTAACGAGCCTGCGTCACCACTGTTCCACGATGCACCGTCTAAAAGGTTAGACCAGTACAGCGTAGTCTTGTTAGTGGCTGTGTTAGCTGCCCAGACTCGTCCGTATGCACCAGAGGCTACATTAGCCTGTGGAGGCACACCAGACGCACTAGGCGAGTTAGTCATGTCGTCTAGGTCACCCGCTGTAGGGTTAAAGTAAATCGGCTCGTAACCGGCTTGAAAGCCATACGCATGGTCATTCAAGGTTACAAACTGCCAGTTACCTTCTGTAATCGTTTGTGTGCCGTTGTAGGTAACAGGAGATAGAGTTCCACCTGTATAGAGATAAAAGTTGGTGTCTGACCAGACTCCGAAGTACTCAGTCCCATCGATGTCTACAAAGCGATATCCGCCCTTGAGATCAACAGAAGCCTGTTCTGCAACATACGACCAACCTTTCCGCGCACCTAATCGACCATACTTGTCAATGACGCAGTTGTCAGCCTGTAGTGCATATCCAGTTGCAAGAGTAATCGAAGACTCCTGCGTGTTGAGTCCGAAGAACCCAGGCGCTGCAATCGATGCACTTGATAGTTGCTTTGTCATACAGTTACAAAGTCCTGTTCATACGGATGCTTAGATTGATCTAAGGCTATAGCGTCATTCCAGTTGCGTACTGCATTAGACAGCGCTGATGATGCTGAGGCTCCGTTGTCTTCACCACGCTCTTCGACAGCTTTAGCGTAGGCTAACAGCACGACAGGCAGTGAAGGTACATAGATCGGATCAATATCATTCACCATATCTGCTGTTCTAAGCACACAGTTAAAGCGAATGGTGTAGGCTGCATCGGGAATAGGGAATACGTCAATCTGAGAATCATCATCAAGTGATAGCCCGTTGAACGTATAGTACATAGGCGAACCAGTTGTCGGAGTCTCTAAGGTAAACTTCTCGTCGAACCATGTAGACGGTTTGTATTCCAAGAAGTTGTTACTGGTGTCGTTAATAACATTGAGAATCGTCGCACGGTTACCAGCACCGTTCAATTCATAGTTAAAGACATCAGGGGTTGTTGTAGCCGAAAGGGTTACACGAAGACCTGACCAGTTCCAAGAGTTCTCCACCTCTGTCTTCGCTTCGTTGACGAATTCACCAATGAGTTTAGAGTATGTGGATTCAGTAACCGAAGATACTTCACGCTCTCGTAAGCGACGTAGGACTTTGTTGACTGCTTCTAAGTATGTCATGTGTTTTCTCTAATCAGAATATTATAGCACAAAAGTTATAAAAAGTCAATACTACCACTTGACTTTATTAGCCCAATATGCCGCAGAAAGTTTTCCCTTGCTGATATTCTTAGCATGACGGGCTTTAAAGCTACGTCTACGGGCTTTCTCAGCCGGAGTTCTAGGGTTCTTACCCGCCCCAGACACGCCTTGTTGACCAAAGCGGATTAGTTTGATTGTGTCGCCCTCTTTAGCCAACACAGCGTGTGACTTCTTAGGATGATTAGGCGTACGCTTAGGTTTGTTGTAACCGCTAAAGGTTTCACCACGATATGTAATAGACATTAATCGTACCCTTCCTCTGATCCAAACCCACCCCAGTCATTAGATGCATTGTCCTCTGATCCATAGCCATAGCCTCCAAAGTCTGATCCAGACCCTCCGTCAACAGGAGATGGCCCTTGGTAATCTGTTCCCGTACCGCCACTACCGTTATCATTACTCGGCTCAAGGTTAAAGTTATAAGTATTGACTAGTCCTGTGTTAGGGCTTACACCCGTCCGAACATCGGCAATTCCGTTACCAGTACGGTCAATATTTAAATTACCAGCAGCATCGACACCTACAACGGTTCCACCGTAAGCTTGTTGACCGATTGGAGAGGTCGGTGCAGTGTTAGTAGTATTGCTTACTGTAGAGACAGTCGGCTGAGTCATCATACCCCATCCATAAGGCGAGGTAGCTCTAACGCCTGTAGCCGCTGTTGCAGGAGTATAGCCGGGAGCTAATACACTTCCGTAGCCTGGAGTGATATTAAAGGGCTGTTGACCTGTCATTAAGCCGTACGTTCGCGAAGGGCGACTAAAGTCTACAGCGCCTGGATAGGTTTGCGTTCTAGCTCCAACATTTCCTAAACCGGTAATGCCGGGTACGTTAGCTCCTTCGGATGCTGGTTTGTCCTCACCAAAGATATCGCTAAACAGTCCTGTAATACTAAACTTATCTACAATAGTAGGTTTGTAGCCTTCAGAGACTACGCCAAACTGTCCACTTGTAAGCCCTTGTTGAAGCATATTTGGGTTTTCTTTGATTGCTTCAATCTGTTCTGGTGTGTACCCTTTTGACGCTAGCTGATTCTCAAACTGGCTAATGGTATCGTAGTCGGCAAAACCGCCTAACAACATTCCAGCTGGGCCAGCTATAGAGCCTAAACCAACTGCTGATGCTGCCTCGCCTGTTAAAAGCCCAACAGCGCGTTCCATCATGTCTGTCTTGCGCTGTTCAGGTGTTCGTGTATCGCGGTTATTGTTATCACCGCCGTCATCGCCTGTATCTTGCTTAATAAGCACACCCAGAGGCTGTGTAGTGATCTCTTCAGCGACCACATCGTCAACTGTTGGACTAGCTTCACCTAGCATCATACCACCACGGGCTTGAGAAAGCCTGATTAGGTAATCGTAGAGACTTTCACCTCTTGCACGAGTAGGTAGCGAAGAGTATGGATTGTTTGCTTCCATGAATTCTGACTGGGTTGCCATTATGCTTTACCTGTTCTCTTCTTAGCCTTCTTTGCAATATCCATCGCAATAGCCGTTGCTTGTTTTTGACTTTTACCTTCTTTAACTAGCGTACTAATGTTTTTGCTAATAGAGGCTTTAGAGTATCCTTGAATAAGGGGCATAGCTTAACCGTTGTAAGTAGAGCCAGTTAGAGACTTCTGACCACAAGGAGAACACTCTTTCTTCTTCTCTTTCTTCTTAGGCTTGTCAGCCTTTGGAAGGTCTTTGTCACCTTCGAGTAAACGACCTTCGTCGAATGCTTCTACTGGATCTACATACTTGCTCATCTTAATAACCCTTCTTACCTAAACACTTCTTAGCGGCTTTACACTTAGCCTTGCTTTTACAACCTGCACAGGTCTTAAACTGCTTAGGTGCTGTTCTTTTCTTTGTAGCTGCCATTACTTCTTTCCTATCATTTCTACAATTCCCTTACCGGCCTTAACGCCAAATGAGGCGAGCACGATAACCATTAATATCTCATGATACCAAATCGGCAAAGTTGCCAATGCGTTGAACCCCGCCTGGATATGTTCTACCATGCTTGGTATAAAGACAAGTATCAGGGGTATGCTGAACACTATCGTTAACCACTCGTCTTTCCACGAGTTCTTCGAAGCCTCTGCCATGATGCGTTCCCAGTCCGCTGAAGACTGTGCCGCTGTTTTCAGTGCGGTGGCTTTGGCCTCTGCGGTGGCCTTGGTTGATTCCGCCTTGGCACTGACCCATGTACCGGCCAAGTCCGTGATAGCTGTGACTAATCCAATCATGTGGCATTTCCTGTTACGTCCGTCTGTACACACACTGCTTCATAGTTCATCTTAGGCTGTGGTGCTGTTGCCATGAAATACTCACGGGCTTCAAAGCACTCACCCATTGTTGCAAACGGGCCTTGAGGATAGACAGCATAGCCATCAGACTGAATTAGGATTGCAAATAATAACCACATAGGTGACCTACTGTTTACTGAGCCAGTAGAAGATGTATATTACCAAGCCAATGGCTGAGAGAACGCTAACGCCCAAACCGATGCTAATACAAATATCAACAATTTGTTTTTTACGTTTAGCTTTCTTGGCTTTCTCAGCTTTCTCTGCGGCTTCACGGCTTTCTTTCATCTTACTCTGGTAGTCTAACCAATCTGTCCATAACCCGGCTCGCCCTTGCCAGATCATCATTTGTTTCAGAGCATCCTCATATTCTTTAAGTTGCTCTGTAGCCATGAACGCTTCAAGGTCAGACTTATATCCGTGTTCATGTGCTTTCTTTTGTATCTCAGCCTTAAGGCCAAAGTAGTCTGCTAGTGCCTGTCCTGCTTCATACAGTTCTTTACCATTGGCGATAGTTTCTTTAATAACGCCAAAGGCCGCATTAGCGGCGGCGAGTTCAGCTATCATCGGGGCTATCCTTGCCCAATAACCTCTGTACTGTCTTTGTCTCGTAGATCCTTATTGCTGTCCATACTAATGTAAACAACGCCGCCATCGGAGGCAACAGTTCACCTATCGTTCCTACTACAGTGACTACACTTAAACCGTCTACTAAAGTTTTAGTGCTTTCTGTTGCCATCTCTTTCACACTCCGTCCTTACACTTTTGGAAACATTTCTTTAATTTCAGCAACGTGTGTTTGCCAAGCCTCTAGACCGTTTTCAGTAATGTATTCCAATTGAGTTAGTGATGTACCGTATGCTAATTTCCTGTCTTGCAACCATTGAGGCTCTACGACTTCTTCTACCTCTGGAATGACAACTTCTTCTACCACCTTTTCTTGCGCTGTTCTTGACTGCCCTGCCTGAATGAACGCAGGAGCTACTCCAGTTTTGGGAGCAAATTGAAACACAAGATCATCAAAGTCCTGCTCAGTCATATCTGCTGTTAAGACAACTTCGGCCCATGACCCGTCAGCAAATGTGACGGTAGCAATCCCGTTGTCTATTTTATCTACTGTATATTGCATGATTACCATTTCCTCATGGGACATTTTGCAAAGTTAAGTTTGGTTTTTGCGGGCATAAAACACCCACATTTCTTACAAGTTTTAAGGACGTTGTAAAAGAAAGGACATTCTTTACAGATGTTGTAGCGTTCTTCAGATGTCATGTTGTACGTCCTCCGACAGTACCTGTCACGCTGAATGTTACGTTACCTATACCATTGACATAGTATCCTGCCAAACCTCCTGCTGATCCAGCAGAACCATTAGACACGTTACCGTTAGCACCCGATGCCCCAGTAGAACCTGTCGCACCAAATGCCCCGCCAGTACCGCCAGTACCGCCTGAACCCGCATTAGTACCGCCTGATGCGCCTGCTGATCCAGATGCTGC